GGAAGCCGCCCGGAACGCGCCGGAAGCCGCAGGGGATACAGATACCACCACGGCGGCGGAAGGGGCACAGGACGCGCCGGAAACGGCCCAGGACGGGCAGCAGGAAGGACAGCCGGACAAGCCGCCGCAGAAGGAGCCGGGAAAGCCCGCATTTGTCGAGCGGGAGCCACGCGGGCGCGGCTGTGCGTGGTGCAACCCGGACTATCACAGGGAACAGGCCACGGCGGAAGGGCGCTTCCTTCTGGCCTATGAGCCGGAAGAAAAGCTGGCAATGATACTGGACAAGGAAACGGGCGCGGTTGAACACATGATTTTCCATTGTTGCCCGTTCTGCGGAAGGAAGCTGAAATAGGAGGGGCGCACGATGAAAAAGCGCGGGCGCGGAAACTGAAATAAGCAAGGAAAAGGCATAGCCGCCGTGGGGGCGGGGGCTATGCCTTGTACCCGTTTTTATGACTTCAAAGGAACCGCCGGAAATCGGAGGTATAGGAAATGGACAAAAAAGACGTTTTGGCCGCCCTGATGTTTTACCGGAATATTGATGGAGAAATTAGGTATTACCGGGGCATGGTAGAAGAACTGGAAAGCTACTATGACACGATCGGCGGGCAAAGCCTGGACGGGATGCCGAAAGGGAAAAACCACATTTCAAACGCCGTGGAAGCCGTGGCCTTGAATTTGCCGGATGGAATAGCGGAAAACATAGACTATTACACGGCGAAGATCGCGGAATTGCAGACGCTGAAAGTGGAAATTCTGCGGGAAATTTCCGGCCTGGAATACAAGCTGAAAGTGATCGTAACGGACTACTACTTACACGGGCTGAAATGGGAACAAGTTTCGGCACGCAACCATTATTCCGAAAGGCAATGCAAAAATATCCGTGACGCGGCGGTTGGAAGCCTGGTTAAAGCGTTCGGGGCAAACAAGATTATTGCGGGTTTTTCATTTTCAAAGTAAAGATTGCCCGCCATTGCCCGTTTTTGTCTGCTATACTATAGCAGAACAAGGGCGGGAAAAGCCTTTGAAGTCAGCCCCCTACAGTAACAGGCTTTGAAGCAAAATTCAAAGCCTGTTATTATTTTACCAGTTCCGGCATGATCGGGAACGGCGAAAGGCTGAAAACGAACGAACAGGAGGGAAAACGGGATGGCAAGGCCAAGAAAGCCGGAACGGGACAAAGCTAAAAAAATGTACCTGGAAAGCGGCGGGAAAATCAGCACAAAAGAACTGGCGGCGGCCGTGGGCGTGGACGATGGCCGCATAAGGAAATGGAAATCCCTGGACAAGTGGGAAGATGCCCTGCAAAACCAGCCAAAGAAGAAGGGTGGGCAGCCGGGCAATAAGAACGCGGCTGGGGAAACGCCAGCAAAGCGGGGCAATAAGAACGCTGTAACGCATGGAGCGTTTGCGAGTGTTAGCATAGAAGACCTGACGGAAGAACAGAGAAATGCTATTCTGTCCATGCAGCCGGGGGAAACGCTGTCACGGATGAATGAGGAATTGCAAGGCTTACTGGTGCGCAAGGAATATTTAACGGGGTTACTGCAAGGATTTACAGACCCGGCGAAACAGCAGGAATATTACACGGACAAGATCGTGCATATGGTTGTCCCTATTCCGCAGGAAGACCGCGCCCAGGCGGAAGAAATGGGGATGGAACTGGAACTGGCAGAAGACCCGGAGGGCGGAAAAGAAAGCCTTAAAACGGCCATGAAAACCATAATCAAAGCAAGCCCGTTTGACCGGGCCATGAAGGTTGAAGCAGAACTGAACAAACTGAATGGCAGGATTATAAAGCTGCTGGACAGTATGCGGGCACACGAAGCAGATCAAAGCAGGCTTGCGCTGGAACGTTTGAAGTATCAGCTTGCACGGCAGAAAGCAACGGGAGAGTTCGACATAGACCCGGAAGACGGCGCGGACATAGAAGAAGACCCGGAAGACGCGGAGCCGGGCGGCGCGGAATAGGTTCTTCCAGCCGGAACGCCGGGTGAGGGTACGGCGAGCCCCGGCGCTTGATTTTCTGAAAAGCAGAAAAAAACGCTTCCGCTTCCGGGCGGCGGCAAAAATAAGGGGGTGCGCAAAAAATTGAAGCTGTATACCGCCGCTGTGGTTGCCCAGTGGCTTGACATTT